CTTGCCATTTCTAAACTCATTGTCTTCTACAGCCTGTTTTACCCAGTTCTGACGGGCAGACGAATAATCAGATAGAAGATCATGTGTTAACTGTACTTCAGGGTCTTTTTGTGAGTTATCGTGCAATGTAGTAAAAAAGTCAGACTTTTAAGTGCTTAAACTATTACTTTAAGCAAAAGTTCCAAACTACGCTATTTTCCAACTTATATCGTCTCCTATAAGCTGATTATAAGACTTTTTACTTTCTTTTACAATAGTTTTATGATGCGGTGGGTAACACTTTTTCATTGCATAAAACAAGCCGTCTAAAAGATCGTCATGCTTGCCGCGGGGATATAATAAAAGTTCATCACGCATTTCAACCAAGGATTCAAGCATGAACATCTTCTTTTGTGCAAAGTACGGCTGCATTGTTTCCAGTCTGGATGATTTGCTTGTTCTTGGGTTCTCCTTGATCTCTAATCCTGAAATGAAGATCTTCTCTTCATCGCAACGCTGTCTAAGGTACTCTCTAAGCATCTCCTGATAGCCAACACTCTCTACCCTAACCTTTACTGGCTTAAATAGCTTAAAGTACTCGATAATGCTTTCAGCTAGTTGCATAGGGGTCGCCCTTTGGCGGTAATACTGGAGAATATACCTGTTATTGTTTTCGTCTACTGCAACAGGCATGATTACTGAATAATCAGCCGTTTTGCGTACCGAAGAAGCAGGGTCAACCCCCATGAACACATTTACAGGGATTTCACTATCCCCGTCCATTAGATAATGCTTATCATCCTTGTCTATCTTTAATTCGTAGCTGTGATACTGAATATATGCATCTTTAAACAGTTGGTCTTCATCACCAACGATCTGGCACATATATTCACGATAAAACACGGAAGATCTGCCAATAGACTCTAATTCAGCCTTTTTCTGTAATAATTTCTCTATCGGCTGCCATGCTTCCCATAATGCTATCTTATTATCCAGATCAGGACTGAAATGCATATTTACCCAGCCCTTCATCTCCTTTAGTACCTCCACTAGGCATCTTTGGTGCTGTGGAGTACCAATAACAATTATTTTACCTTTCTGAGGATCTAATGATGGTACTGCACTCTGCAACAGCCATCTCAGGTTCTGTTCCATAGCTTCAGCCGTCTTGGTGTTATTCTCGTCTTCTGGATCGTCCACTATGATCAATGTGGGCCGCTGAGAGCCGACCTTGATGCCTCTTAACTGCTGTCCTGTGCCCTTACAGATGATCATAGAGCCGTCTTTTAGCTCTATCTCTGTCTTAGACCACTGTTTAGCGTTATGCTGTCCCCAATAGCCGTATATCTGCCTGAAAGACTGTGAATATTCTATCGTATCCTTTATAGTGCCTAATAATTTGATAGCATGGTCTTGTGTACGGGATACCAGTACAATAAGCTTTGCCCCACTGTCGTTCATGATGTGATATAAGGGATAGACACCACCAACTATAGATGATTTAGCATGACCGCGTGGGGCAATGATATTTACCTGCTTCTGATTGTTATCCATAAGCGAATCAGCTATCTGGTAATGGAAATCTGGAGAAGATGCAGAAAACATGTTAGGCATAATGATCTTGCCGAACATTATCATGTTATCCCTTAGTTTATTATGGATAAACTCCCTATTCTTGTCCATTATTCGTATTCTAGGCTGAACTGTTCATAGTAATAGCCGTATGTCTCCATTTCTTTTAAGGCATCGATTGCGATACTGGATATGAAAGCAGGATCGCTATCGTTCAGTACAGCAATGATGTGCAGTGCCTTAACAGCAACTTCAAGCTGTTCATCCTTTACCCTTTCTTCTGTTAAACCTTCGTATTGTAGTCCCGCTTCATTCACTAACTTCATTTGTCTCGGATTTCCTTTGCAATGTAAGCTTCTTCTCCTCCTTGGCTATTGTATCTGCTATCTGCTTGGTCATATCTACCTGTATCGTGTCTGTTATCATGTGCTTAGTAGGCTTCATCTCCAACAAGTCCATAATATAGTCATTCGCCTTTAAAAAATTGTTTACATCGCCTTTGCCTTCAGCCATTTCGAGTGCCCTGACTATATTGTCCAGTGCAAACTCTTTATCAATAGCCTTGTCTTTTAATAATTCTTTTATTTTCTTTTCTATCATTCTCTTTGCTACCTTTTTCTTAAGGAATCTACGTACTGTGGCAGCAGGGATCTCCTGATCAGGTCTGTATACCTCTCCCAGAGTTGCATAGTCCACTGTTCCGCTGTTAAGGAGCATGTTCGCATAGACCGATACAGTATTCTTAGCCCGCGTGGTACCAGATTCCTGCTGATCCCAACTCCTTTTTGGATTTGTCTTGCTATAGACTCCATATTTGTGATTATCTTCAAAAATAATTTTAGAAAAGCTTGTGTCCCATCCTACACCGCAGGTCAGTTTAATGAATGTCTTTGTATGACCTGCCTTATCTGTGTAGTTCTTCCTATCAAAACATTCTGCAACATAGTTGTCATCCGTTAAAGCCCAATTCCCTGTTTCAGCTTCCCTCCAGTATACAAATTCTAAACCCTTACTGATGGCTTCAGCTTTGCTGTAAACAGGATAATTCTTGGTCTTTCCCTTTATTCTTCTTTTAATTTTCATATGTGTAGCTACACTATACCATATAGCTATATGGTTCATGTAGCTATATGGTTATATATATAACTCTATGTTAATTAATCCATACTCTTTTTACGCTGTGTGAATAAACCTGTCCTCTGCGATATTATGCGTGTAATAATATCGTACTCTGCACTTATCTCTTCCACATCGCTATTAAGATTATCATTAAGTTCTTCGTACTGTTCATCGGTCATTAATCGCTCTTCCCATTCGCAATTTTCCATATTGAACACTTCGTAATAACGCCTAATTTTCTTTTTCATGTGCTGCTTTAAGTTAGTATAGCCATATTAAGCTATACAACGCTTTAATTGTATTTATGTTTCTCATTTGAAAAATATGGCTAGAGTGTGAGTGAGAGAAACATGTTACATGCACCCCCCGTTAAACATGGGTTGCCAGATCCATTTACGTTGAGTTGAATGGTTTAAGTTAGCCGTTCGCAACAGCCATGTGTTCGCTACGCTCACCCGTCTTGCTTAACCCACCCATGCTACTCTTCGAGCATGCCCTTATGTTCGTACCTCACATAACCCCTGCTCCGATGAGTATCATATAGTAATCCATACAACACATGGATGTACTATACTTCCTCTATCTCTGCATTATTACTGTAGCATTCTTGCTATAGATATAACTCTTGTCGCCTTGTATCAGGATCGGGAGTTACATCAT